CGCCAGATTGCAGCGGAATAAACGGACCAGAGCCGTCGACCTGAGTACCAGAGTTCACGATTGTTGCCGCAAGAGCTGCCGTGTTTGTGGTCACGAGTGGCGATACACAACCTGTGGTGCCGTCTTGATTCGTGTATTGAATCTGAAACGTGACGTTGCCAGTGTATGAACCCTGACTCACAAGCATTGCCTGAACGCCTTTGCCATCAGTAGAGCGCGACAGGCTCACGCTGTTTGTGAATGTCTGTGTTGCTGTATCGTCGCCGTCGATAAACGGATAATACAGCAGGTAATCACAAAGCATCAGCGTGCTTGACTGAAATGCGGTACTTGGCGAGTACACCAAGAGTTTTTTCACGAATTTGCGATCCGGCGAAACCGAACCGCCGTTATCAATTCCCTTCGTGGCCGACAGCGTGGCCGACACCAAAGGCTCAGTCGCATAAAAGTTCGCGGGCGGATTGCCAGGCGAGTACGAAAGATCGCACCACACTCCGGCGACAGTGGCGTTCGAGACGACCTTACGAAACGATGCGTGCCAGAACTTGCCGTCTGACTGCATCGAATCCTTGATCGCTCGGAAGCCAGTGAATCCAGCCACGCATCAATCCAATGTAAACGACAGTGCGCCAGCCGCGAACTGAGGCTGAACACCAGTAGTGACTGTGATCGACGACGACAGTGCGCCGTACACGATCACGTTGCCAGCACCAGATGCGCTGTCCACGATTGCCGCATGAGTGATGACGTTCGACCCAGAGGTACAAGCGTTAAACTGCTCAAGGTTCGCGTTCTCAACGCTGTTGCCGCTAACAGTAAAGTCGCTTGCTCGAGTCAACACCACGCGGGCATAACCGCCATACGTCGCCTCGTTCGTGGTCGCCGATCCAGCTTCACCTGGTGATGCGGTGTATAGCGCAAGCCACAGGTTCGTGTTGCCGTTCCAAGGTAAAGCGGTGCCAATAAACACCTGCTGAAGAACATCTTCTTCTGTCGAGTTCGAGAAGCTCATTGTGCAATCCTCTCTTTAATGCGTGCGAGTTCACTCTTAACCGCAGCAAGCTGCTCGAGTGATGCGACAAGATCAACCTTCACAGCCTGGTGCTCGGCCTTAATCTTTGCCAGTTCTTCTTTGGCCTTTTCCATTTCAGCAATAGCCGCAGCTTTGATGCCGAACGCCTCGGCCATTGCCGCTTGCTTTACTGCTGCTGCATCGTGCATGGCCTTCTCTTTAATAAACTCAGCCTGAGCGTGAGCCTCGTCAGCCATCAGGCTTGCCGCCTTCTTTGCTGAGTCGAGTTGCTTCTCTGCGTCGGCCAATGCCGCGAGCGCCTGATCTCGATCTGCGCGTGCTTTCTGTGCCAAGCCTTCAGCTTCTTGTTTGGCCTGATCCAGAGACGCAATCTGCTCAAGCTCGTCGCCAAACTCGGCCAAGCCTTTAAGCATTCGTGTGAATTTCTTAATATCGTCGATGGCTGCAAATTGCTTACTCATTGTACTGGTCTCCGAATGAGGATGATGCAAGTGAGGCTTGTCGAGCCGTCGCCTGCGGTGATGCGTGGCCGAATGTATCGCGTGATCTCCATGATCGTTTCGATCTTCGCTGTCGTGAAGTCGAGCGCGTTGCCTTGCGGATCGGTGAGCGTTGCCCATGTGTTGCCGTCCATCGAACCTTCGATGCGCAGGTTTCCGCCAGTGCCAAACGTGCCAAACACTTGAACCGAGCGATCTGCCGAGCCTGGCATTTCGATCGGTGCGCCAGCGTCAGACCCAGTGTGAGTCATCGGCGTGAAGCTGTATGTGTGAACCCCTGTGTTTCCATACGATTGAAGATTCACAATCGTCGGTGTGATCGTTGCCATCTTGCCCCCTGTTACTGAACCATCTCAGGCGTCACCGCTGCCAGTGCCCCCGCCTGTGCGTTATCGACCATTCTGTTCAAAGCGTTATCGCCTTCCATCGGCGCGTTCGCCATGTCGCGAATCATGCTCGGTGCCTGTGCCATCAGCTGCATTTGCTGCTGAGCCTGCGCCTGCCGCTCGCGATCCGCACGAAGCTGAGCGACCTGATCGTCTGTTCTCACGATGCCAGGCGGCAGCGAGAGAATGTCAGCGTACACATCAAGCATCTGATCGGCGTCGACTTTGTCGAGCGCCTGTGGCTGGAATCCAGACACGCCCTGCACGAACTGAGTGAACCGCTCAACACTTGAGATGCCAACAAGTTTCTGCGCCTGAGCCATGATCGAGATGTACTCGACCTTAAGATCAATGCCCTTCAATTCTTCCGGTGGCTCAGGAATCAAACCCTGCCTGTCCATGATCTGATATGTGATGTCGATCAATGGGTCGAGAAGGTCTTGGTTGAGCTGCTCAAGAACAGGTCCAAGGGCCAAGAGCTTTTCCTCGTGTCGCTCGTCGATCTCGCGAGCAGTGATGTCGCGTCGGTCTGTGGTCGACAGCATAAGGAACAGGTCCTCAAAGAATGCGCGTCGGATGCGCTCTTGGTGGGCTTGTATGTCGAGAAGCAGCTCGTTGACCCTTGGATTCACTTCATGCGCAGGTCGGAAACCCTGCTGCCCTTCACGCACGTCAGTAAACGTCACGTCGCCAGGCAAGATCGAAACCTTTGCAGATCGAAGTGAAGTCGGGCCGACCATCGGTGGGTTGACCATCTTCTCGACTGCCTGAGCTTTACGCTTCTCCATGATCTGAAGCGCACGAATGTCTCCGAGCGCCGTCATGCCAGGGCAGTCAGTTCCGTACACATCTTCAGCAGATCGCTCCCATCGTGGCGCCAACACAGGGAAGTAATCGTAACCCGACTCACGCAGGTACTTCATCTTGTCGTTTGGCGTCAGGTAGTTTGAACCCTGCATCGTGGTCGATCCAGCTTCCCAGTAGCACGACTCGTATTTCTTGTACTTCGCCACAGGTTTGCGTGGGTCGTACTTGTTGTTCGGCTGAATCACATGCCGCACGTCGATCCATGCTTCTTTGTTGCCGTTCATCCATTGCGACTTCACATGGTCGCTGAAGTTTTCCCAGATGATTTCGTTGTTCTTATCGCGGCTTGCGAACTTCTCCACAAGTTGGCGCACAGTCAGTCGGAACTCGCGAGCGAACACGTTGACGCGGCCACGATGATCGTTGGCCACCATGTACGAGCCAATCGGAAAGACTGTCGTGTCGATCACCATGTCGAAGTCTTCTTCGATAATCATGCAGCCTGTCGCGAACGTGCCAACATCGCCGTAAACTACTGGCAAAGAATTGTAGAGGTTCGACTTTAAGAACACAGACGACATGCGATTCGTGACTTCGTGAAGCCACTGTCGCACTGATCCAATCTCCATGTACTCAGGCTCAGGTGTGACAAGACGAAACCACGGCCTCGCAGGGCTGGTGAGTCCGGACATCATGCCTGCCCTGAGCGTCCTTGCTGCGAGCGTGGCCGTGGAGTTGATGATCTTCTGATTCCGCCTGTCGCCGCGATTCGTCTCGGTCAACGTGAATCGTGGTCGACGCGGAAAGATGTGGTCTCCGAGATCGCGCCAGTGCGATGTGAATGAGTTGCGCTCAAGCTCAAGCTGCGACCAGAGGTGGTCGAGTTCGCGGCGCTTATCAAGGTATGAGTCAGGACTTTTATCTTTCATGTCACTGTCCAATGAGCGACTTGTTCGCTCGCGGCGTTGAGCCGATTGAAGTGAGAAGCGTTGGAGATCGGCGGCCACTCATCATTCCACGAGCGCGAGAAAGCTGCTGGTCTCTGGTGCGAGCAAGTTCATTCTGTGAGCGTGCCTCGTCGAGACGTGCCATGCCTTCGGCTGCCGCCTTCTCTTGGCGCTCAGCCTGCGCTCGAGCCTGAAACTGTGGGTCATCGACCAGCGCACGCTTCACATCGTAAAGCCCGGCAGTCGCAGCCGTGAGAAGTCCACGCTCGTTCATCGCCAAGAGATCACCGAGGTAACCGCCCTGGCTTCGACGCCACTTATCGGCCTTCTCGCCAGCCTGAGCCACCTCACGAACTGCGAGCATCGGCGCTTCAATCACGCTCTGCACACCCTGCTGAAGTCCACGCCCAACATTTGAGATCGCGCTCGAAGCACTGCCCATAATTAAAGCTCCATCAGAAAGTTTCGTTCTTTGTGTTTGAACCCCTTGCGAATCATGAACTCATCGCTAACAGGCGAGATCGTCTCGAGTCCGAAGATGATCCAGTTCGCGGCGATGTCTTTGCCGAATTGAACGAAGTCATCAAACAGCATGAGACCTGCCCGCGAGCCGCGATGCTCAGGCTTCACCCACCACAGAAGCTCAGTAAGAGTCTTGATCTGTGGATTAAACGGATGCCCTGTCACTGTCCCCGCCAGGAATCCAAGATGAACAGCGTCGCCATTGCCCACACGATCAGCAACGCGCAGGTAGTGATCTCGTCTGCACGCATCAAGCATACCCCTCACAAGTTGTTCGTCGCCGAGCAGCGGATACTTTGAGTCGAAGAACTTCGAGAAGGCTTGCAGCTCCACGATGATCCATTCAATGTCGTGCTCTGTTGCTTGCCTGATCTCGACGGCCATCGACCACAATCGTTTGTCACGATGCGTTCGTTGTCCAGCGCGAAGTCTGGGTCACGCTTAAAGTCGAGTTTCGTCGTATGGATTCCAGTCCGCTTCGATGCGCGGCTTCTTAATGAGC